TCTATTACACCTACCTCTCCATCAAATTTAATAAGGGTTATTGGAAGTGATACAAAACAATTTTTAATGTATGGAGCAATGTTTGAACAAGGAAGTTATAGCACATCGCTGATAAACACACAAGGTAGTACAGTAACGAGGTTGGCTGATAGTTGTAACAATGGTGCTAATGAGCAAGTAATAAACTCAACAGAGGGTGTATTGTATGCAGAGGTAAGTCTTTTATCTCCTGCGACAAGCAGTGCAATTATATCTTTAAGTGATGGTAGTTCTAATAGATTGTTTTTTGAATTTTTTACAGCAAATAGACTTTATGCGATTATTGAAAATGGCTCATCATCATTTAATACAGTACAAACAATCACACAAACCAACAATAATAAACTTGCCTTTAAATATAGTGCAAGTGGTTGTAAATTATACATAAATGGTGTGGGGTATTCTTTTAGTGGATTAAATTTTTCAAGTGGAACTTTAGATACTTTAAATTTTGCATCATCAAACGGAACATCTGCTAAATTTATCGGAAACGTAAAAGACGTAAGAGTTTACAACACTGCATTAAGCGATTCAGAATTAGCAGCATTAACACAAGTGTAACAATTACATCTATAATAACAACAAGAGTAAATAATAAAATAAATAAGTAATGAGAATAGCAAAATACGAATTTGATTCAAGAGAACAAGCACAAAGTAAAATTGATGCTCTTGGAACTGCAACTGATGAAGATGGAAACGAATATCCAACTCACAAAAGTACTATTGTACAACTAGGAAATATTGTTCTTGAACAAGGAGAATATGACGAGGAAGGAGAGGAAGTAAATGCTCCAGTATTCTCAAAAGGTTGGCATATTGACGTATGTTGGGATGATGCAGATATTACAGATGAAGACGGAGAGGTTGACCATCCTTATGGCTGGAAAACTTACGCTATAGACATCGAGGGTAACGGAGTTCATTCTTTCTACGGATTAGACTACGACTCACATAAAATGTAATTAACTCTTGAGAAAGATAAATAAAATTATAATCCATTGTACGGCTACACCTGAGGGTAGAGATGTTACAAAAAAAGACTTATACACCTGGCACGTCAAAGAGCGAGGCTGGTCTGATATTGGTTATCATTTCTTTATTGACCTGGCCGGAGAAGTACACGAATGCAGACCGATTGAGCGTACCGGTGCACATACTAAAGGCCATAACTGGGACTCGATAGGTATAGCATATGCCGGTGGTATGAATGCTGATAATACTAAATTTAAAGATACTAGAAACGAACTTCAAAGAGAAGCTTTAGTAGATCTCTTATGCCAACTACACGACACCTACGGAGGGGTTGTTTACGGACATAGAGATTTTAGTTCTAAAGACTGTCCAAGTTTCGATGCTAAAACAGAATACGAAAACATTAGCTTGAGATTTTAATATGAGAATTTTAGAAATTAGTTTATCTGAAAGATTTAAGATAGGACCTCTTTTAGGCTGGGCGTATTATACACCTGACGAGCAAGAAGATTTCTACGAACTTAATATTTACTTAATATTCATTATGTTACGATTAACCTGGGAGTATGAAAAAGAAATTTAAAGACACAAAAGTAGGTAAGTTTTTAGTAGGTAAAAAAGGCTTATTTAGTAAACTTGGAAATGCTTTACCTGATGAAGGGTTTTTAGGTATTTTAAAGAATCTTATACACTCAGACGATACTTTGCCACCACAAGATAAAGAAACTGCCTTAAAACTGCTTGAAATGGACTTAGAAGAGATGCGAGGTGTTACTGAACGATGGTCTAATGATATGATTTCAGATTCCTGGCTTTCAAAAAATACACGGCCTTTAGTTTTATTATACCTCACTTTTGTTACCTCATTATTCGTAGTGCTGGACTCTACCGGCAACGCATTTGCTATTGATGTCGAATGGATTGAGCTGCTCAAGACCTTACTGGTAACCACCTATGTAGCCTATTTCGGAAGCCGTGGCATAGAGAAGTACAAAGCCATCTCTAAGTAGGTCATTTGCGTGTTCAAAGATTTTTCATAACTTTACATAGTAATTTCTGAGATTCCTGGCCTTATCATAAGGCTAAGTATTAACTCAGGACTAAGTCCTTAGCTCAGGACTAAGCCTTAGCTAATGTTTAGTAATAATATAATAATAATAATAATTATAATAATAGCATATTTTTATGAAATTTAATTTGAAAATCAAAAATTTAGGAAAAGTAGAGAAGAAAAATGATGCAGAAAAGCATATGTATCATATCGAATTTAAGACTTATAACGCTACTATCGAGGGTAAGTTTGAACGTAGTGAGATAAGGCATATGATTGAAATACTAGACAACGCAATCTAATGCCTAAATCCAAGCGTAGTAAATTAATAGCTAAGGCCGATAAAGTATTCTCGCAATACATACGGACTAGAAATGCTGATAGCAATGGCTATGTAGCTTGTTTTACTTGTGGAAAAGTAGACCAATGGAAGTCGCAAGATTGTGGTCATTTTATGAGTCGTAAACACTACAACACACGCTGGGACGAAGATAATTGCCAAGTACAATGTAAGGGATGTAATATTTTTAGACACGGAGAGCAGTTCCTTTTTAGCGTGCACCTGGATAAGTTATACGGAGAGGGTAAAGCTGAAGAGCTGCACTTTAAATCACGTCAGACTATTAAATTGAGCCAGCACGATATACAAGATATAATAGATTATTTTGAGGCTCGTTTGGTAAAGTTAAAAAAATGATTATATTTGCATTGAGATTGATTGTTCGTAAATCTTAAATGTTAGAGAGAGCCAGGCTTTATGCCTGGTTTTTTTGTGTTTAGATCCTTTCAAGTTTTTACCTCTATTTGTTTTTTTCAATATTTGTTCATAACTTTGCGTCATTATTAACATTTAAATTTTTACATTATGAACGATTTTAAAATACTTAGGGATGAAGAGTCCTATGGTAAAGCGAACGGCACATCGCTACGTGAATTTGTGCAAGCTGATTATTACGACATTAAGGAAATATTCGGAGAGCCATCATACAGAGAAGAGGTGGGCGAAAAGGTTTCTATCGAATGGATTATTGATTTCGGTGCCGGTGTATTAACTATCTACGACTGGAAATATTATAACGCAGATAGAGCCATTATGCATTGTCGAAACTGGCACATAGGAGGACTACCTGAGCACCAGTCACAAGCTCGTTATTTAGTTGATTATATTTACACTAAAAAACAAGAAGCGATAGACAGACAGACTGATAGGTTTGATAAGTATAACGGAAAGCAAGGTTGGATTATGCCTGATGATTATCTGAAAGCTATTGGTAAACTTAAAGGACTGAAGATATGAGCAAGATACAATTATACAAAGATGTTATAGACTTTACTGCTGATGTCCTGGATATAGATTGTAAAGTTTTTAGGCAAGAATTATTTGATAAACTGGCTGATTATGACGATGATTTTTATGTTGATAACGGCCGGTCTGAATCTTATCGCTTTATTTCTGATAGTGCCATAGAGGATATACACATTGAATCGGTTAAAGACCTGGTTACAGATTGTTACCTGAATGGTACAGACTTAGATAAATACTGGTGGATAGAAATAGACTGGGCAGAAACGGCTGAGAATCTGAGGAGGTCAGACGGCTATGGACATCACTTTAATAGTTATGACGGCTCTGAAGAAGAATATGATTTTGCTGATGCGTCAGGTAGTGGTGTAGAATTTAGTTACTGGATATTTAGAACTAATTAGATATGACACACACAGAAGATCTTTTAAGATTAAAACAGTATCGTATAGATGCGATGACTGATAAGATAAACGAGCTAGAAAGCCGTGTAGCCTACCTCGAGGCTAATATCGAGGTGTTGAATAATAACATTAAATCTCAGATTTATGAAAACGAGTAAAATCACTCACATTGAAAACAAAGGTACCTGGTCTAACGGACAAAAAACGTTTAACCGATTCCAGGTCACATTCGCTAACGGAGATAATCCAATATTCCTGGCTACCGGCGAATTTAAAAAGGTAGTAGGAGATGAAGCAGAGTATCAGATTAAAGATACTAAGTACAACACTGCAAAGCTGGTTTACACTCAGCAGCAGCAAACAGATTCAGCAAGGAGAACGGCACCTAGCGTTCCGAACTCAAACAGAGAGCAGTTGATTATACGTCAGAGTATGGTTAAGGCTTCAGCTGATTTTCACGCTCAGAGAGGGCAAAGCGATATTACTACGGTTATCCGTGACGCTCAATTATTAATCGATTTTATAAACTTAAAATAATGGCTAAAGAATTTGTAGACGGAATAATCGTCAAGAAAGGACCAAAGGATTTCGTAGTTGCACGCCTGGGTTTCAGAGCTGCAGAATTTGCTGATTTCCTTATTAAGAAGAAAGCTCATATTGAGAACAATAACGGCTGGCTTAATGTAGATATTTTAAAGGCTAAATCAGACCCTGATAAAATGTATGCTAGCTTTGATGACTGGACACCACAAAAGGTAAAATCATCAGACCATAGTCCTGATAGGGATAATGATATAGTCCCATTTTAACTATAGAGGGAGCCGTAAAAAAGCTCCCTTTTTTTTTATCCATTATTTTTTTTTATATTTCAAGCACAAAACTCTAACATATGTTGATAAATTTCGAGCAAACAATGAACAAGCTTAATGATGTCAGAACTGGCAAATTTAAGGAGGGATTAGGCCTGGGCATCAAAGGTATAGACGAACACCTTAGATTCAAGCCTGGTAATTTTAATGTGATTTTAGGTCACGCAAACGTAGGAAAGACCACGGTAGTATTATACCTGATGCTTTTATACACAATGAAACACGGAATACGCTGGCTGGTTTTTAGCTCAGAGAATGAAGCGTATAGTATTATAAAAAAGCTAATAGAGTTTATGGAGCAGAAGCCGATAAATAAAATTGAACAAGAAGTTTACAAGAAACAAGCTGCCTGGATTAACGACCATTTTAAGTTTGTAAATTGTGAAGACTTATTCACTTTTGATAAGCTCCTGAAATTAGCTCAAGATATTAAAGCTGCCTGGAATTATGGTGGCTTTTTATTAGACCCATACAATAGTCTTATAAAGAACAGAGAAGTACTGAAAGGTATAAGCTCTCACGAATACGATTACGAAGCGACATCCAGGATGAGGATGTTTTGCAAAAACAATAATGTATCAATATGGCTTAACACACACGCAAGTACAGAGGCGTTACGTAAGAGGCATCCTAAAGAAGATTTTTATGCTGGCCATCCTATTCCACCTATGGCATCAGATGTTGAAGGAGGAGGTAAGTTTGTGAACAGAGCAGATGATTTCCTGGTTATACACAGATACATACAACACCCACAAGACTGGATGCAAAGTCATATCCACGTTAGAAAGGTCAAAGACATAGATACCGGTGGCCGACCTACTCCAATGGATGAGCCTATTCGTTTAAGGTCTGTAAAGAATAATGTAGGTTTTGAAATTAACGGAATAAATCCACTCAAGCCACAGAAACATAAATTAAATCAAGAAATACCCTTTTGAAAATACTAGAACTACTTGCAGCAAAGCATAATACCTGGGTTGAAATTACAATGAGTTTTGGCCTGGATAAAATGACTGCTGAAGATATAGTTCAAAATATGTACATAAAGATTCACGGCTGGTCTGAAAAGAATAAAGACAAGACTAAGATTATGTACAACAAAGATGAAGTTAATTATTATTTCGTTTTTAAGACTCTAAGGACTTTATTTTATGATTACACTAGAAAGGTTAGCAGAAGAACGAAACACTCTGAAAAGCCGGCTAATTCACTTTCTGAAGATTATATCTATGAGTTAATAGATGTTAAAATTAAAGAAGCTCATCTAAAAGAAGTTTTAGAAAGATTACACTGGTATGACAAGAAAGTTTTTGACCTGGTTTATAATGAGAATATTTCTATGCTACAGCTCAGCGAAATGACTGGTATAAGTTATTACTCTATTTATCGAACAATCCAAAAAGTAAAAAGAACAATAAAAAAGAACATATGCGATTAGGTGATTTAGTATTTTACATAACAAAATATACCGGTATAAAGTGGTTAGTAGAAACCATTAGTAAAATCCTGGGTGTAGATTGTGGGTGCGAACAAAGAAGAGAAGACTGGAATAATTTTAAAATAGATAGATATGGCAAAAGTGAAGATGTCAAGTGAAGACTTTAAAGACTGGACTAAGTTCAGAAGTAATACATCAGATAGGTTGGAAAAAAAAGAGATAGATCTCTTAGTTCAATTACACGCTAAATATTTCAATCACAAGGTTAAATATCCGTGTACTTGTAGTCCCAAGACTTACAACGCCTGGATTAAAGACCTGAATAATATTTGGG